GAAGCGCAAAATATAGGCGCAGAATACATGCTTTGGCTAGACAGCGACATAACTTTCCCTGCCACCACAGCATTGCGGTTGCTTGCACACAACGAACCTGTTGTTGCTGCGAATTACATTAGACGCCAATTACCAGCTAAAGGTGTTGCTTATAAAAAAATTGGTGATTGGGAGAACCCTCTACCATTTAAACCTACAAACAAACTTGCTACTATTGAAGGAATAGGTATGGGGTGTATGCTGGTTAAGACCAGTATACTTGACGAAATGCCGAAGCCATGGTTTGAATTTAAGTACACCCCAGAAAGCAACGATCATCTTGGAGAGGACATGGACTTCTGCATGAAGATAGCCAAGGCAGGATATGAAATTAAAGTGGATACTAACCTAAGTATGGAGTTAAGGCACCTGGGTACTTGGGCATTTGGTCCAGATCTTATCAAATAAGATCTAGTATTACTTCTAACTTTGTTTTATTTGATTTATTATTCAAGCTAGTTTTTACCGCTTGGTGTAAGGGCCGAGGCCAATTACCATAATTTACCCAAGCATATCCTTGATGCTCACCGTTAAGCATCGGAACAAATTCTTTTTCTACGATAAGGATATAGGTATTATAGAAAAACTTTTCATCCTTAGAAATATAAAGCTCTAACGGAATTATTTTTTCTATACTAGCAACGCTGCCAACTTCTTCGTTAATTTCTCTATTGAGAGTTTCAATAGGGGTTTGGTCTGTACTTTCTCGTTGTCCGCCAACAAATCCCCAAACATTTTCTTTATTTCTCAATAAGAACAAAAATCTTTTGGTATTTTTGGCAAGAATTATGCCCCCACTACAAACTATATTGTTTAAAGTATCAGTCTCCATAACTCGCTATCGTAAACTCCGTCATAGCTCTTGCTCCACTCACCATTTTCCCATTTGTATTGGATTCCTGTGTAAGCATTAGTTATATAGGTGACTTCTGTAACCTCTTGCGAATTGAACAATACAGACCAAGCGGTACCATCCCATTCAATAATATCATTGGCATTAGCTTGAAAATCGCTACCATTAATATTTTTCCAAGCATCGGGTCCATCGTATCCACCTGTTCCAAACTGATCGTTTACATTTATATTTTCTAGTATTAAGTATCTTGTACCATTTACTTTAGTGTTGGGTTTAAAGGTTTCTGGATTAATAATTGCATCTACTGTACCTCTTCCTGATATAATTGTGTTCTCAGGCACAGTGTCTGAGTCAATATTAAGAGCCATCTTAGTATCGTCCAGGGGATCTAAACTTATATAGGCAACAATTTCGTTGCCGTCACTTTTCTTTAATCTCAATTGACTTAGTCCTGCTCTAAAAGAACCAGGATAGAGATCTAAAATATTTCTCCAAGAATTATTAAAATTAGGATTATTCTTTTCTATTATCTGTTCTTGTTTCGTTCCTAATATCAATGTTGCAACATTGTTTAACACCAAAAGATTAAAATTACCAGGAGCAGCAACAACTGTAAATGCTTCACCGCCAAGAGATTCAACCACAGCTTCAGCATCAGTATAAGCACTGGCAATAGCACCTTGCGGAGATACAAATGCGCTGGCAATAATTTTTGTAACAATACCCATTTTCTTAACTTTTACTGGCGGCGTAATCCATGCATTGGTTTCAAAGATCATAGAAAGGATGTCTATATCTTGTTCAAGACCAGAAGGCACAGTTCTACTACTCCACGTTTGGCTCTTTAACCTAAGAGAACTGATACTGGTCCAGTCAATGAAGTTGTCCGTAGTCTGTAGTTCTAAACTTGGAGTAAACAATACTACAATCTGTTCCCATATCTGCAGTTTTTGATCGGTGTTTGTGGTCCAAATATCTAAACCAAAGTCAATAGTATAGGGAGCAGGCATCAGTCTTTCTATAGTGTAGTTGGAGCCTTGTCTGTTAAGATATTCTTCACCAGACTCATCAAATGCTCGTTCTCGTACTTGTATCTTGCTTATAAAAGAGGGGTCTTGCATTCTAGTTTGATCAAATTGTAGATCTTTAATGTAACAAGCAATGAAAGGCGCACTAGGTACTGTGTTTTCTGTATTTTTCTTAACTATCTGTGCTACCTGTCTGTTCATATCACCATATGCAACAGGAATACGTGTTAATTGTCCCTTAGCATCTTTATAGCTAAAGTTACTCATTATTCTCATAAATTGTGTAAGGTATCGTTTTACCTGTGCATCATAAAAGAAATCCAATGTAGTCTCCCGTTAATTGTCTGCTCTTGGTTTTAAAACTTTGCTAAGTGCTTGTTTTTCTTTTACAACTTCATTGTTAATTGTAGCTGTATTTGTATTGTTGATGAAAGAAGTTTTTTGCGTTTTCCTTACCTGCTCGCCTACAAACGGCGCGGTTGTTACGTCCTGCTCACCAAAGTTGCTTAATTGCATACGAACGTTGTCTTCAAATTTTACCCAATGTCTTCCATCATACCTATATAATCTGTTAGGTAGATAATCTGTTCTTAAAAAGAACTCACCTAAAATAGCTGTGCTAGGAAAAGTGATACCAAATCCGTAAGGTGCCCCGTTTGGTGGCACAGCGTCGTCTGCAAGATATTTTACGTATAGATTTTTCTTAGGACTTTTCAATACCACACTTGCATCTAGGGCAGCATTTACTGCACTGGCATCTACTTCAGTATTACTTGCATCTGATACATTCACTAATCCTGAATCTGTTGTAGGCAACACAAACAAATGATTTTGAGCATATCCGCTTTGCGGTGCGTCTAAATTAGCCTGCTCAATAATTTGATTGTTTCTGTCAATGCTACTTTGATAAGTGCTTAACAAATCTCTCAATGTACTGCCATCACCAGATCCGCTATCCGCATCTAAAATTTCCTTAAATTCTTGACTATCAACAAGTGGTACGCATTTTGCTCTAACTAAATGCGGATACCATGTTGGGCTAAAACCATTGGTTGGTCTAATAACGTCTTGAACAACATAAAATCTTTTTAAAGCTACTAAGCTAGTGTCCAATGCATATTCGTCTTTAAGGTGCGGTAGTTCCAAAACATCCCCGGCCATTATTTTTCTTCCCAATGTATCAACACAGTTTTTTAGATGAAAATGTATTAGCGCAACATCGTTTTGTAGAAACAATCCAAATTGGCTAAGATTAAAATCCAAGTCATTCATCTGATAGATACCGCGCATTACATACACGTCGGGGTCATACTTCCTATCTCTATTCTCCATAAACACCAAGTCTTGTATGCCAAGTTCTGGTATTTCTAAACCTGAGGAATCAGGCATAGCCGGTGTGGCCTCGCCAGCAGCAGGAGCTACTGGTCCTATATACTTGTGTACAAAGATGTCAGTGCCGCCTACTTGAAATTCTTCATTAATAATTCTGTCTAAAAAGCGAAAATCAGCGCCTTTTTCAGGTTTATACAGAGATAGTCGTGGCATAGTCAAGTATTTATTGCTAAATATTGATATGAGCGACATACTAAACGAACGTCAAAAAGTTATTGATTATATGAAAGCAATGCTTGGCGACGGAATGATCGACGTTGAGCTTGATCCAATTCATTACAATACAGCTATTGATAGAGCACTATCAAAATTTCGCCAACGAAGTAGTAATTCTACTGAAGAAAGCTATGGATTTTTAACCACACAGGTTGACACCAACGAGTATGTAATGCCTAACGAAGTAATGAACGTGCGACAGATTTTTAGACGCACAATCGGGTCAAGAACAGGTGGGGGAGACGGCGGTAGCTTGTTTGAACCTTTTAATCTTGCCTACAGTAATACCTATCTATTAGCAAGCACAAACATGGGCGGATTAGCTACCTATTTCGCATTTGCAAGTTATCAAAAGCTAGTAGGTAAAATGTTTGGTAGTGAAATTAATTTTACTTTTAATCCTACCACTAAGCTTTTAACATTAATGCAACGCCCTAGAGCCAATGAAGAAGTTTTGTTGTGGTTATATAATTACAGACCGGATTTTAATTTACTACAAGATCCTCTTGCTGGACAGTGGTTAAAAGACTATTCGTTAGCCACAGCTAAATTAATGTTAGGCGAAGCTAGAGAAAAGTTTGGCACTATAGCCAGTCCTCAGGGTGGTATAAGTCTTAATGGCACAGCTCTAAAGAATGAAGCAAAAACAGAAATGGAAATGTTAGAAGCTGATCTGGTGAATTATAAGGAAGGCGGCACGCCATTAACATTCGTTATTGGTTGACATTAATCATTTAATTTTTTATACTAAACCTATGATCATAGGTATTTGCGGATTTATTGGTTCTGGAAAAGATACCGTAGCGGAGTATCTAGTTAACAATAAAGGGTTTGTACGAGAAAGTTACGCTGGAACACTCAAAGATGCTGTAAGTAATGTTTTTGGCTGGAATAGAGAATGGCTGGAAGGCCTTACTCCTGATGCTAGAGAGTGGAGAGAACAGGTAGATCCTTGGTGGGCAGAGCGATTAAAAATCCCACATCTTACGCCTCGTTGGGTATTACAACAGTGGGGCACCGATGTATGTCGCAAATCATTCCACAACGATATTTGGATAGCTAGCGTAGAAAACAAGCTTAGAGACAATAAGAATAACATCGTAATAAGCGATTGTCGCTTTCCAAATGAAATCACCAGCATTAAAAAACAAGGTGGTATTGTTATCTGGGTAAGGCGAGGCGAATTACCAGTATGGTATGACTGCGCACTTGTAGAAAACACAACGCCCGAAAACGATCAATGGCTGCTTATGGACGCTGAGCAGTTAATGGAACAAAAATATCCGCATGTGCATCCTAGCGAGTGGGCTTGGATTGGCAGCAATTTTAACGCTGTTTTTGAAAACAATAGTGATTTAGATTCTTTATATACACAGATTGAAGATCTACTTACTGAGTACGAAAAGGTAGATTTTGTAAGGCGTGTCGCATTGGACGAAATTTAAAAATCAGCAGTTAAATCTCCCTGCTTCCATCTTGATCCTTCTTTATGTAGAACTCTTTGACAGTTAGCACAGATCGTTTTGAGATTGCTGTGCTTGCAGTTTGTTAACACACCATCAACATGGTATACATTAAAAACTTCACTATGTTGTGATTTAAATCCGCATCTATCGCAGGTATTTTTCTTTCTATAATCGTTGAGCATCCATAAAGGACGGCTTTCTTCGTATCCTTTACTGCAATGATCGCACTGACTGCGATAGAAAGCTTTGCCTTTCTTATAGTAGTTTATAGCTCTAGGTCTAGTATTACATTTAATACACAGCTTTCTCATACCACCCTTTTTCTGCCCTTTTCCTACTGTATTTAACAGCTTAATTTTTGTTTTTTGGTATAAATAAAACAGTTAGTGATTTAGGAGATCAACACAATGGCCACAACATTAGGATCACCAGGTATTTCAGTAAGTGTAATTGACGAAAGTTTTTACACACCGGCTGCACCTGGCACAACA